GCAGGCCTCCCGACGGGGGGGGTTGGCAAGCCAAAGGCCGTGTCGAGTGGCACGGAATCATCTTCTGACGATTCAGAATCGAACGAGTGGCAGTGGCATGCCGAGACCGAGTATCTCGACTGCCTCCGCCACCCGGATGATGATGGCGTGAAATCGTTCGCCAGTTTTGGGTCAAGTGACTCCTCGAGCTCTGAGAGCTCCTCTAGTTCATTGAGCGATAGCTCTGACTTTAGTGATGACTCTGAGTTTGATTCTTGTGAATCGCTCCCAAAACCACCGCCGACGCGTGTGCTGAAGACATACAGCCCGTTGGCGCAAGAAATTGCAGCGGTAGCACGCACTTACAAAGCGAAGCAAGTGACGTGCACTAATCTGCCTGAAGGAATGGACCTGAGTGCACAGGCAACTGTGCAGAATCCTCCGATGTTCACCGATGTTGAGCCATTGAGCTTGCCGGCGAAAGGTGCCATTGTGACCTGGTTGATCATGATTGTCGTTATCGTGTTCCTCGGTCACTGGGTTGACTACGATTGTGAGTATCTCCGACCGTCGCCATGCCCGGCCTTCAGCCTGACCAACATTTTGTTGGGTCAGCAGAGCAACTATTTGTGTGACGCGTTGAGCTTTGCTCCGCTGAACTTTGGCTTGCTAAATGAACATTTGTCCAATGTTCGACCGTTCGCTTGGGCGACCGGTTCCCACTACAATCAGTGGCAAGAGTGCCAGCGCGAACATATCCTACCGCTTGAAGTGCGTTGGGCTGTTCGCAATTTCGGTGCCCGTGAAGTCGTGATCTGCTTGATATTAATCGCGGTCACGTATCTGAAACGGCGACGTGTTAGTTACACGCCGATGGAAAGCCTTGACTGTCCGCAGGGTTTTGACGTAAGACTTGTGTCCAGCCAGGCACGGGGCGTCAAACTCGCACAGCCGGGGCTGCGCCGTTACTATGTTGTGGAGTTCTCGGGAGTTTTATTTAACGATCTGTGGTCGTATCTCGCCGGGACGCATGCGCGTTATGTTGTTGTGTCTATGGAGCTGGCTGTACAGCTCACGGGAAGCCGCGCACAAACACTTGCCATGATGGGCAATTCACCAAAAGACCTAAAGTCGGTCATTGTGAATAACGCGAATGCTATGGACCAATTGAATATCAACCGTTACGAAGATTTCTTGCATCATGTGCATGAACATACGGTTGACTTGGTCTATTACAGCCTGATGTCGGAACAGCGACATCGGTTGGGAACTTTCTAAAGTCCGGTGATTGTTTGGTGCTCTACGGGTATTATATCGATGAGGTGCAATTGGCTCAGAAGCGTGAAGAAATCGCTGCTAATGCCATACCTTATATTGACGAACACGTCATCTTCGAAATTTTACGCCCCAAGCGAGAGCGACGACAAGTAGTTGCGGTGTCTCTTGGATGTCATGCGTTTGGCGCATGTTACCCACACCCCGTGATGAACGACGCCTATTCCACAATCGCCGGGGCAGCGACCCGCTTGGCGCTGCTAAAGCCAGTATTCGACTCGTCGCTAGAGTCGAGTTTGGGAAGTTTCGTCCAGGACTGGTGCGATTATTATGTCGTACCTTTGCCGTCAGACGTCGATCTGACTGTGGAGACCTGGCTCCCTAAGACTGTGTATAGTGCAATGCGAAAAGAGCAATTGCTAGTAACAGCATACGCAGCCCGGCCGAAGCGCTGGTGCTTTTGCAAGTCGTTCATAAAGGATGAGTTCTACGTAGAGCCAAAAGCTCCGAGAACGATAAACTCCCGCTCTGA